CCCGCCGGGCTGTGGGAAGAGTTCAACAAGACGAACGCCGAACTGGCCAGGCTATGGGAAGAGGGTAAAGCAACTACCCAGCAATATAAAGACCTGCAAAAACAAGCCAACGAGCTGGCCACCTGCATGAACAAGGTTAAAAAGGAAGCCATTGAAAAGGAGGCGGCCGATAAGCTGGGCCGGATGGTGGCCGATGCCATGCAAGTAACCGACAGTTTTGTAAAGGCCGTAAAAGCGCTACAGGTATTTAACAAGGAAGCCAAAGAGGCCGACGCTATGCGCAATAAGCTGGACCAGTTAATAGGCAACCAGGCAAAGCCAGGGGCAGATCCTAAAAAGCCCATAATTGACGAAAAAGGGTTTTTATTCATTGCCGGAAATGGGGAGATATTGTGGGCGCTGCATGATGGGCAAAAGTATTGTTTTTGCAATTGGGAGGAGGGCGCGTGGGTAGGCTGGCGCGTATCTGAAGCCGACGTAATAGAGGCCGGACATACTCAATTGCCTATGTTCCTGGACCATTTTGTTAGAAAAATCCAACATACCGCATGAAGTACGAGGCATTCCTGGAAATGGAGCTTACCCCGTACATGGAAAAGCGCCTAATTGAAGGCTTTAACCTGGAAATTGAAGCAATGCAGGGGACGCGGGAAGAGTTGCCCGACGGGAGGGCCCGGATATGCTTAACGATAACGGACCCGGAGAGGGGGGAGCTGGCGCGGCGGTTTGTCCTGCATTGTATAGCGAACGCGGAACAGTCGGTAAATCCTACATAATTTCCAATATAAGGCCCAAAATTGCCGGAAACGGCTAAAAAATGCACGGAAAGCGCGTATTTTGTAACACCCGGAAGGAATGGCAAAACCCAACCGGGTGTTTTTTGTTAGCAAAACTGAAAGCCCGATGAAATCAAACCGAAAAACAGGACGCGGAAACGGCAACCCCGCGCACCTGAGCCCCGTTAAAGTTCGAAAACAAAATGAAAAACATTTAATCGTAAGCCTATACCTGCAAGGCAATAGCCTGGCGCGTGTTATTGAGCTGGCGGAAGAGCAAACAGGCGGCCACCGGTTCGGGATGCACACGGTAAGGAAGTACATTAACGAGGCGACCGAAGAGTGGAAGACCAGCAAACAGGAAATGATTGACAACCACAAGGCCATTGAACTGGAAAAAATTAACCGGTTGGAGGCCACGTACTGGGATGCCTGGGCCCGATCTTGCGAAGTGCTTACCACAAAGACCAAAATCAAAAAGAAAGGCGAAGGGGAACGCATGGCGCTGGCCCAGGTCAGGGATGACGAAAAGCAGACCATTGGGGACCCGCGTTTTTTGTCCGGCATCCAATGGTGTACAGAAATGCGTTGTAAAATCCTGGGTATCGAGGTGCCACAAACCGCCCTACAGATGAACACGGTTAACAACAACACCCAGGTAAACAACACTACCGTTATTAACCGCAAAGTTGTTTTCCTGAAGCGGGAAACGACTATACAGGCCCAAACTATACAAACGCCGCAATGAGATACACCCCCCCGCCTGTTTTAAGATGTAAAAATAAATACCGCCATAAATGGAAGGATAAAGGCCGGTTTTATGGTGATACCTGGACATTTACATGTGCCAAAGGTTGCGGGTGTGAAGCAATTAAAGCCGATTCTTTTTCATGGGTTTATTATAAAAATGGGATTGCATACGATAGGGCGCCCGAATGTGTACCACATGCAGGACAATAACGACATACAAGTTGAATTATCAGAACCCCAGGCCGCTGTACTGGAATGCAGGCAAAGCACTATACTGGATATGAGCGGCCAGGGAGGCGGAAAGAGCGCCGTTATTGCATACGACAGCGGTAACAAGGTGGCCGAATTTCCCGAAGCCCTGGGCTTTATAGGCGCTAACACGCACATGCAGCTCGCCCAGTCCACCCTGGTACGTGTGTTTAAAATCTGGAAACAGACCTACGGATTTACCGAATACCACCCGAAGAGCAACCGGTCCGGTGCTTTTGTGATTAACAAACGCCCGCCCGCCCATTTCGAGCGCTTGCATGAGCTGCCAGACTATGACGGTATAATAAATTTCTATAATGGCGCCGTGATCTTCACCGGTTCGTTGGAAAACTACAAAGCCCACGACGGTAAGGAGTTCGCCTGGGCACACCTGGACGAAACCAAAGACACGAAGGAACAGGCGCTAACTGACGTTATCATGGGCCGTTTACGTCAATACGGGCTATGGTACCGGGTGGACGACGGGGAAATATTTTTTAATGACCGGATAACGCCTGACCAGGCCAAAACGATGGGCTGGAAAGCCTGGAACCCGCTGTATATCCACACCAGCCCTGCAGGTGGTACCGTGCCCTGGCTGAATGAAATGTTTAAGCTGGACCGGTTTATAAAAGAGATACGTAACGCGGTGGAGGCGGAAGAAAGGGACTATTTTTATAAAGAATTCGACAATAAGGCCGTTGTGATTTACAGCGCCTACCATAACCAGCACAACCTACCCCCGGACCACTTCGAAAAGAAAAAGCAGGATTACAACAACGACGCGGCCAAAATATTAAAGCTGATACACGGTTACCCATTCAGCAAGACGGGCGGCGAATACTACCCGTTTTGGAACCGGGACCGCCACGTTGGGCATGTGCCATATATCCCGGGCCTGCCGGTCCACATATCCTGGGATTTTAACGTGGTGCCGTTCATGACCTGCATTTGTGTACAGCTCCAATTTATAACCCGCTACATTGACGACGTGGGCAATAAGTACGACACGCCGGCGCCTGGGCTCAAAGCTATTGAGGTCACGCGCGTACGTGTGTATAAAGGATATTTTTTGAAGAGCCCGCGGAATAGTACCGAGGCCGTGTGTACGGCTTTTGCTGAAGACCACGACCCCAACGTTACCGAAGTGCTGTATTATGGCGACGCGTCCGGCAACAACCGCATTCCCGGGCTGGGCGCCTTGACTAATTACAAGATCATGGCCGACGCCTTGTGGCAATACCTGCATAACAGCAGTAAGCAGGTACAAATTCCTAATATTGGGGTAGGTAAGCGCAAAGACTTTGTAAATGATGTATTGGCCGGCATCAAATACCCGGAAATTGAATTGATAGTAGACGACAGCCTGGCGGAATTAATTGAAGATATGGAACACACCAAGGAAGGCGCCAAAGGGAAAATTAAGGAGCTGACCAAAGATGAAAACACCGGCGAAAAGTTCGAGAAACGCGGCCACCCGTCCGACGCCCTGGAATACGTTTTAACCAAAATTTTCAAACATTATTTAACACTCTAACCCATGAGCGGAAAATTTAAAAAGCTGGTTTTTGCCGTTGATTTTGACGGCACCGTAGTATTTCACAAATTCCCACACGTTGGTGCGGAAGTGCCTGGCGCCGTTGACACGTTGCGGTATATCCTGAGCCATGGCGGCCGCATTATTTTAAACACCATGCGAAGCGACCGACCCGAACGGAAGTTTTTAAGCGAGGCCGTGGAATGGTTTAAGATGTATGATATTGACCTTTACGGAATCAACAATAACCCGGGCCAGGCATCCTGGACCAGTAGCCCAAAGGTGTACGCGCATTATTACATTGACGACGCGGCCCTGGGCGCGCCCCTTGTGTATAATCCTGAGCTTTGCGACCGGCTTTTTATTGACTGGCGGACCGTCCGGCAAATACTGGACCTTATACCAGGCGAAGCCGAAACCATACACGTGCCGGCCGGTCAGATGGTAACCGAATAATTGTTATTTTCGATAAAATTTTAAGTTATGCCACTAAAAGGAATCGGAGACATACAAAACATGTTGGCCGGCACAGTTGCCGCCACGGCGTCTGAAATAATTCAGTTACAACGTAACGCCATACCCAAACTTACAACCACACAGCGCGATGCCTTAACAGGTACCGACCTGTTTACCGGTTTGTTAATCTACAACACCACTACCAACAAACTCAACATACGGGTTGCGGCAGCCTGGGAAGCTGTTACCAGTGCGTAACGGTTAAGTAGCTTAACATTGAAATTCCCCGGGCAGTTTCCCCGGGGTTTTTCTATTTTTGGGGCTGCTACAAAATGTATGATCTTATGCCTATACGGGGCCGGGCTTTTGCCTGGCCTTTTATTATTTTTGTAGGGATTGCGGCGTCGCCGGAAGCTGGGAGGAAACCGAAAGACACAACCAGCCAACGGGGCGCCGCAAGTTTTTTTATTTACATTTGAAAAACTTTTCGAAAATGGAGCTACCCGCAGCGCTTACACTTAGCGACAGACTGATAGAAACCGGCGAAGTACATAAGGACTATAACCGTGTTACCGATCTGGCCGAAACCTACCGGATATTCATAACAGGCGACGACATAGGAAAAAAACTTATTCAGTTCGTACAAAGGGAGGACGCCGAACTGTTTGCCCAGCGGTTGAAACTGACCAAAAGCATAACGCCCGCGGTTGCTTCCAGCGTTCGCCAGCCATTCAATAAGGTGGCCCGCAATGACAGGATAAGGAAGAGCAAAAAGCTGAAAAACGAAACCAGGCAAAAGGCGGTGGACGATATGATCGCAGGTTTTTACGGCTCCCGTCGCAAAAAGAACAAGGGGCTCGATTACTGGTTAAAGACCCGGTTTATCGAAATGCAGTTTATAGACCCTAATAGCTGGGTAGTGGTGGAATGGGACGCGCCAGAAAGCGAAGCGACACCGGTTAAGCCCCGCCCTTTTGAAGTATCGGCCAAAGAGGCGGTTAACTTTTTCGTAGTGAATGACGAGGTGCGCTGGTTGCTCGTAAAGCAGGATATTACATTTTTAAGCTATGGCACCCAGGCGAACAACAACGGATCTACCAGTGGCGTGCCTGGCGTAGTGTATGCCAATGGCGACACATCCCAAAAGCCCAACAAGCTGAACGGCTTTCGCTGGACCCTGTACGATGAAGACGTAACGGTGGTGTATGAGCAAGTGGATAAGGAGTATTTAACCCAAACCGGTTATGTACTGGCAGAAAATGAGCAATGGAAGGAAATTAACAAAGCCACGTACATAGCCCGCAATTACAGCCCGAACGTTGGTTACCCGCCCGTTTTTCGCATAGGCTACAAGCGCGACGAAGCCACAAAGGGGCGTACCTACGTAAACCCCTGGCATGATGGCCTTTGTTATTTTGATAAATCCCTTAAAACAGTGTCAGAACTGGACCTAACCATGACATTGCACACCTTCCCGCAAAAGTTGCAATACATACAAAAGTGTATGGGGCCCAGCCGTCAAAAAAAGTGCAACCAGGGCCAGCTTCTGGACGGTACCGAATGCCCATCATGTAAGGGTAAAGGGTTCAAGTTTGCCACCACCACGGGACAAGATGCCATTTATTTACCGATGCCAGAAGGCAAGGACGACATGCTGGACCTGGAAAAACTTTTGGTGTACAAAACGCCGCCGATTGAGTTAATAAAGTTCCAAAATGAGTATTGCCAGCAGTTGGAGCGCCAGGTTCACCAAGCGGTATATAATTCACAGGTGTTTGTTAAGAAGGCCGGCCAGCCAGGCGCCACTGGGCAGCCTATCCAAACAGCAACCGAAGCCGATTTTAACATGCAATCAGTTTACGACACCCTGGAACCATTCACCGAAAAGTATTCAGAAATGTGGTGCGATATGGTTATAACGTTTGCGATATTGGCGGGCGAAGAGGAAGACGGTGTGGAAGTGGGCCACGACTTCCCGGCCGATTACAAGTTAAAAACCAGTGACATTTTACTGGCTGAACGCAAGACAGCCAACGAAAGCGGCGCGCCGGCGTTCTTACTGGAAACGATCGACGACGACCTGGCCGGCATCATATACGCGGGCGACCCCCTAGGCCTGCAAAAGTACCGGGTTAAGCGCCGTTACTTCCCGTTCAGTGGGAACACACCCGACGAAATAGCCGCGTTAGTTTCCAGCCAATACGTACCAATGGAGCCGAAGGTGTTATACAGCAACTTTGACCAGATATTTAAGGAGCTGGAACAGGAAAACCCGGAATTTTGGACCACGACAGACGTAAACAAACAGCGCACACTCCTGGCCGACAAGGTTAAACAATTCATGGAAAGGTTAAAGGCACAACAGCCGGCTGGCATGACTTTGGACAGTTTCAGGGAAGCAAACCCAAATAATAACCAGGGCGGTGCAGCAGATGGCGGCGACGGTAACCCGGGGGACGACAACACCGACCAGAATAATACCGATGATGGCAACGAAGACGTTAAAACGCAGTAAGGCAACCAGCGCGCAGGCGGCAGCAATCGAATGGCGCCAACTTCATGCGCGCGTATTTAAAGGCCCGGCAGGTCCGGCCGATGAACGTTATTTTAAAAATGAAATTTCCGGCTGGATAATGGCGCCCTGGTCTTCCACAAAAAGGACCTGGGCGCAATTGCTTTTTGATATGATAGCAAAGCGCAACCATGACCCCAACCGGTTGAAATACTGTTTTTATAGCCGTACACACCAACGATGCCTCCCAACAAAGGATTTTGAAACCTGGGCAGCAGGCACCCGCCGGCAGCTCGAAAAAGTTCTAAAGCAGATACATGGCTAAGAGTGTAAAAAAAACCGCACAGGAAGATCCGCCCAAAGCGTCCGAAATAAAGACGCTGGCAAAGGACCGGACCAAACTAATTGACGAAATTATTGACCGCATGGAGAAGGCGGTAGGGAGCGCCCAGGAAGACCTTTTACGGCGGGTTGTTGAGGACTTTGTGGAAGAGCTGGACCACGACGAAAACGGCAATATCAAAAACACCCTGGCGAACAAACGCAAAATTGCCCTACTTGATCGGGTATACAATCAGTACGTACAGGAAACCGGTGTTAAGATCGTGGAAACGATTGTTAAAGGTGTTTCCGACGTGCTGGACTTCAACGGAAAATATTACAGCGTATTCACTACGAAGGCGCAACTGGGCCAAATCATGGCCGACACGAAGAGCCAGGTCGGGGACTGGCTGGGTATAACAAAGCGCGGCGCCCTGGTTGAAAACGGCTATTTAAACCGGCTCATAAATGACCCCACGGTCCGCAATACGGTACGGGACAGCGTTTTTAAAAGTGTGATATCACAAAAGGGCTTTTTTGAAACGAAGGCAGACCTGAAAACCTACATAAAGGGCAACCCCGGCCAGGCGGGAGCGCTGCAAAAGTATTACCGCAACTTTGTTTTCGATACGTTCAGCCAGGTGGACAGAACCCAGGCTAAAATATTTGCCGATAAACTGGGCTTTCAATATGCCATATACGAGGGCGGGCTCATTGAAACAAGCCGGGAGTTTTGCAAAAAGCGAAACGGCAAGGTATTCACGCGCGAAGAGATCGAAAAGTTTAACCCGACAGAAGCGAAGCCGCCGAACTATAACCCATTCACGGACCTGGGCGGTTATGGATGCCGGCACCACCTTAACTGGGTACCTGACGCCGTGGCATTTGCTTTACGCCCCGAACTGAGAAACAAGGCAGCGGCATGATTTTAGCGGCATAGGGCAAACGCGCGTTTATGGAACATGAACAATTGCACGTACACATTCACACCCCGGATTTATCCAAAATACTTTTTGAAAAACTTGATTTTTTAACTTTCAAAATTTTGAAAATGAGCGAACAACTGGACAAACTGACACAGGAAGTGGCCGAAAATAAAACGGTCATGGAAAGCGCTGTTACTTTATTGCAGGGCCTTAAACAACGCCTTGACGAAGCCGGCACAGACGCAGCCAAACTGGCGCAATTAAGCGCCGACCTGGACACTAACACCAACGCCCTGGCGGCAGCGGTAACGGCAAACACGCCAGCAGAAACTGAGTCCGGCACCGGAACAGGTACCGAAGGCAGCGGCGAAGAAACGGGCGCGTAACAGCTACCAGACAACGGATTTAATTGAAAGCAGGCTAACCACCTGCTTTTTTTATTTACTTTCGTTTCCGAAACATTTTTCTAACAAAATTTTTACACAATGGCAAATTTGAAAGCAGACGACAAGTGGTTTAAACGAAACCGATTACTGGTTACCATTCTGCCGGTGGCAATCATTGGGCTGGGCCTTTTCCTGGCGCAATTGGACAAAACGCCTGATGTTCATTACTACAAAGAGGTTAAACGCGCAGGGCATGAGCCCGCGCCCGCGTATTACCAGGTGGAGGCATCAAGCGACAAAGAATGGGGCGACTATTGGCGGACCCGTTGGGGCTGGGCACTGGCCGGCG